GGTAGGTAGTGCAACTCCCTTGGGCAAGAAGCCCTCGAAAAACGGTCAAATGCGTGGAAACAATCGCAGAAGCCGGGCCGGAACTCGCAAGAGTTTCGACCTCGAGGAGGAAGTCCGAGAATCACTCGAAAAGTTGAAGGAAGTACTGCGCTGCGCAGGCTTCAAGGGAACGATGGATACGACTAAGACGGAGGAATATCACATCAGGTGCATCAGGCTCATGGGGGGGGGCGCGAAGGAGTTCATGGCATTCTACAAGTACAAATTGGCAGCATTTTATGCCGCCGTAGAAGACCAAGAAATCCCTCCGTCTCCTCTGCCCGAAGAGTTCAAAAAAACTGATGACCCGGCAACGGTGTTCGGAGGAAAGCTGAAAAGGTGGTTCCGGGGAAGAAGCCCGGAGGAAAAGCAGACAATTGCTTGGTCGCTACTGCAGAATCGAGGAGTCCTGTCACGGCCCCCGAAGGAGTTGCTCAAGAAATCAGAGCAACAAACCTTCGAGGAACTCACCACGGCGAGAGCGCCCGTGAGGAGACAGATGATCCTCGACATTGCAGACGAAGCGAGAGATCCAGAGGAAATGGAAGAGGAGGAGGAGGACGAACGATGGCGTCTGGGGCACAACCACAATGTGATCTCGAGAGAGACCATAGAGTGGCACTGCCGCAGATCCGTCCAAGACCTCTTCAAGGGCAAGACCTACACAAAGCAGGACGAGCTCAAACCCTTCTTCCCAAGTACTTCATCGAACTACAACCGAACACGCTCCGCAATGGGAACGGTTGGAGAAATTCGAGAGCACAAGTCTCTACTGGAAGGACTCTGGACAGACGAACCACTAGTGCAGTTGGTTTCGAATCTGGTCAAAGTCAAGACAAGCAAAAGAGTGCACGCCGGGGGTATGAAGCCCGACGGAACACTCGATCTGCCACCCGCGACCCAAGGAGAGGAAAAATCCTCAATCCCAGGGCGTGAACAGGTGACCACACTGGACAGCTCAGAGCTGGATAGGAGATGGGCGGAGCTCATGGAGAGATGCAAGAAGGCGGCGATGGTCGAGATTCCGTTTGCGGAGCCCCTGGCGTTACCCGAACCCTAAAGGTTCGTGTGATCACCAAAGGGCCCCCGCTGACGAATTTCGTCCTCAAGCCGCTCCAAAACTTCCTCTGGAATGGGCTACGTAAGTGGGAGGTGTTCAGTCTCATCGGAGAGACTGTGACACGGGAGTTGATCGAGAAGAGGCTGAGGCAGTTACGCGACGACGAGGTTTTCATCAGCGGAGACTACAAATCAGCCACGAACGAGCTGCTATCCTTCGTGTCCGACGCTATCGCTGATGAAATCGCGATCGTGTGCGGACTGGATGCCGAAACGGCGACACTGCTGAAGCGTGCATTAACTCATCACTACTTGGTGAACCCCGCGGACGACCAAGATTGGAGAGAGCAGAAGAATGGACAACTGATGGGGAGCATTATCAGTTTTCCTATCCTCTGCATTGCAAACTTCGCGCTGTGCAGATGGGCGCTCGAGTTCGGACGAGGAAGAACGCTACGTCCACAGGATTTGCCGCTACTCGTCAATGGAGACGATTGCGTTTTCCGCACCAACGAGGTGGGAAAGAAGGCATGGAGGAAGTTGTGTAAAAACTTCGGCCTCGCAGAATCTGTGGGAAAAACGTATTTTTCCAGGACCTTTCTTCAAATCAACTCAACGCTGTATCGCGTCAAGCCAAAAGAGGAAGGGAAAGAGGAGCTCAGAATCGAGCAGGTCCTCTACCCAAACCTCAAAATCGCGTACGGAATGAAGCGATCAGGAGTAACCGGCGTCGGAGATATCTCTGGAGAAGAGAGTATCGGCGCACAGGCCCGTTGGATGGTCAACAGTGCCCCAGCCGAGATGAGAGATCAAGTGATTATGATCTTCATCAAGGCACAGAGGGAAAAGCTGAACAGACACAACGTGCCCTGGTTCCTCCCGGAAAGCTTCGGTGGCCTCGGAATCCCGAGACCGAACAATGAGTTCGGACTCAGGAGTCTCAAGAGCGACCTCCGGTTCGCGGCGGCTTGGAAAGCAACAGCTCCCAAACTCCCTCACTACAGCTCAAGGGTGGGATGGAAAACGTGGGAATACGTCATGAAGAGGCTAAAACCTCTGCAACCGGCGCCACAATTGGCGCAACAGGGTGCAGGAAACCTCTCCATCGACGCACTGGCCGGAATGCTGACTCGTGAAGCCGTTCTCCGCAGGGGAGTCGAGGTTTACACGAAGTCAACGCAGCAGAGACAGAAGAAGGATAAAGACGACTATACCAAGTACCTAAGAAAGATCGAGAAGATTTGCTCGACCGTTCGAAAGAACATGGGAAGTGTCCAACCCTTCTCTTCGGAGCCGACGCTCGACGAAACTGTTCACTCACTGCCATACGCATTGGTCAGAATGATCCCCACGGCACCTACCCGACCCTCCCTACACCGACGATTGGATCCCACAACGGGAAAGCCAATTGTGATCGAGGACAATGAGTCCCTCGATATCTCCATCGAAGTCGCGGCTTAGAGCAAGCCTCCATCGCCCTTCAAACTTCAACATGATGCACTACGGTGCGTGTCAGCACT